CCAAATACTATTACGTTTTTTATGTAAATCTTTCTGTAGCTGATCTTCAGCACTCACGAAACGACTTATTGCAGATCCTGCTGAGGCTATATCTTTACCATTTTCGAGTGTTTGTTTGATGACTGCAAAAGCACTATTCGCTACCATAAGCATTTCAAGCACAGTGTCACCTCACATTCAAAACCTTGTCTATCTTATCTTCTAGTCTGTGTAAGGCTTCCATCACACGACCAGACGTATCACGCAAGTCTTGTCTTGTTGCGTATTCTTCTCTTGTTTTATTTAGAAGTATTTGTAATCGTTTTACTTCTGTAAACATTTTATTAAATGCCCAAGCAAATGGCATGATGATTAATGTCAATACTACATTCCATATAATAGAACCATCAACTTCCATTAGCCTGCAATCTCCATAGCAGTTATACTTGCAGGTCCAGTTGAGGTCATTCTTATATCTCCACCAGAATTTTCTCTCATATAAAATTTATATTCTAAAGCTGTTGTAGTAGCTGGGGAGTCAATAAATTGCATAGTATATCCTAATCCATGAGCATTTGAACTACCACCAACTCCGTTAGCACAATCATGAAAAGCATTACCAGAGTCACCGATTACTGTTTCTGAGCCACCACTAACATCTCTTCTTAGTTGTGCATCAAAATGACTATCACCTATCTTATCTACACAAATAGAAACACTAACCCAAAACTTACTGCTAGTTGTTGTTGGAGTTATGGCAACAGCTAAAAACTCTGAAAAACTACTAGTTAAAAGAATTGTATCAGTAACTCTCATTCTAAATGTTTGCTTTACATTTATAATGCTATTACTAGGCATTTGTGATGATGTTAAAGTTGGGATATTAGAAGCCACAAGAGCAGTCTGACTGCCACCAAAGTTTAATTTTGTTAATGCCATGCTATCCTCCTATCTCTGTTGCTGAGATAAAGCTAATACCTCTTTCATGAGCATTATTGTCATTATCAGTTACTGTTCTATTAACATGTAAAGTGCCACTAAATCTAGTAAGAAGTCCTATTTTATAAGTAATTTGACTAGTTGTACTAGGTGTATCAAAGTAAGTATAATTAACGATTTCAGGTGTACTACCTGCATCAGTAGCATTATTTATTGAGGACATAGATATTCCACATGGTCTGCTCCCAGCAGATGGTGCTTTTAATGCTGTTGAATCTCTATAAAAAAACCACACATGGTTATCTTGATGACTAACGTGAGAAAATTCGTGAAATATATGAGCATCTATTTTAATTATAGATGATGTGCTTTTTGGTGTTATATTAACAATCAAAGCTGAAGCACCTATAACTGCACTTGTATCAGCAGTATAACTTTGTGTAAATGTGCCAGTATATTGTGTGTATTGAACTTGCATCACAGCACCAGTACCAAGTTTACTTCCATCTATTCCAGCACTAGCATTTATATTACCATTAACAATAGTGCCATCAGATATTTTTGGACTTGTTACAGCATCATCAACTATCTTAGCTGTAGTAACACTGCTATCTGGTGGAACTGTAGTCTGTATTGCTTTTCCTAAATATATAACATAGAAATTATCTGAAGATGTCACATTGCCTGTCATAGTTAAAGCAGTACCACTGACAGAATAAGCATCAGTAGGTTCTTGCCTTACATTATTTACAAAGACTTCAATCTCATTTGCATTAGCTACTGCATGAGAAAGAGTGTAGTTAGCACCACCATCACCAGTGATATCTTGCTTTGCAAAGCTCGTAAAGTTTACTGATGGTTCATTACCTACATATCCCATGTTTCACCTATGTGCTTATTGCATCTACTGCTGATACAATTACATCTAAACTAGATGCTGTATCTGATTTAAAATATAACCTATCTCCACTTATAACTACAATCTTAGAGCCTCCATCAATTAGCTCTAAACTACTGTGTGCTGGAATACTAACTCCTTTTATAAGATGGAAATCATTACCTCCGTTTTGTATATATGCATCAACCGATATTGCATTTGTTGTTATGTTGGTCATTCTTATTGATATGATACAATCAAAGCTATCAAAGTTACTGCCATCTGGTATATCTGTTGCAGCAGTTCCTATCTCTTTGAATTTATATTGTCTAAAATTTTGTGCCATATTTAACTCCTATAAAGCTATAGCCATTGCAACTGCAAAGCCTTGACCAGCAAGTGTTGAAGTATCTGTTGCTGCATCTTGCCAACTTGATCCGTTATAAACTCTCAATATATTATTAGTGCTATTAAAGTACAAATCACCAGAGTTCAAAGCATCTCCATCATTATCAGCTGAAGGATCGCTGGATTTAGCTCCCAGATATGTGTCATCAAAACTATCAACAGAAGCAGCTGCTAACTCAGCATAATATTTAGCTGAATAAAGTCCACCAGCTACAACAGTATTTGTGTCAAAACCACTACCACCACCTATTGCCCATTGTTTTGCAGATCCATTTGACTGTGCTGATTGAGTTCCAATAGCATATTCTTTAGCAGAAAACTCTGTTCCATCACAAGTATTAGTTGTATCTGTTGCCCATTCTTTAGCCGAACCACTGCCAGCAGTATCAGTAACACCAGTTCCACCTATAGCCCAGGCTTTAGAAGAATAGTTTGAGCTTTCTACAGCTCCATTTGTTTTTATTGCATAGTTTTCTGCTTTTGTCGCATTAGCACTAGCATTTTGTACAGCTGACAAATTATTAGTTATGTTTGTCATATTGGTAACTTGACCAGCAACAGTAGTTACATTTGTGTTATTTGATGCAACTGTTGTAACATCACTACTAATGCCAGCTACTGTTGTAACATTGGCACTTATGCCAGCGACTGTAGTAATATTTGCAGATATAGAAGCTACTGTACCAGTATCAGCGACACTACCACCAGCTTCTGCATCACCTGTAGATTCATTAAAAACAAGGTACTTACCTCTTCTAGATATATTTGTTGGCAACGTAATAGAAGTTAATGAATCTGTTGTTGGTAATTTTAGAGATCTTGCTGAGTTTGTTTCTATTTGTTGCATTACTGCATAAATTTTATCAAGATCTGTATTCAAACTTGAAATATTAAATGGGCCACTTGTAGCAAAATCACTTGTCCTAGTAATAGGAACATCTCTAAATATTGTAACTGTAGAGCTTGTATATACTGACCCTAAGGTAATGTTGCCACCTGAAAAGCCATCATCAACAGATGTGCCTGTTACAGCAAATGTATTAGAGCCTGTGCCTCTTGTGAGAGCAGTATCAACACCAGAGCTATTAGTTATTGTAACTTTAATATCATCTAATTCAAAAAATGGAAAATCTATAGTAAATGTCGTAACATTAGCAGTATTGCCACTTGATCCAATACTGTGTTGTATTCTTGCATCATTATCGCCAATTGATATAGTAGCCATTATTTACCAACCTCTTTCATAGCCAGTTTATGTGCAGAGGTAAAACTCATACCTTGTTTCATCTTTGTCGACATAAACTTCATGTGTTTTTTTGTATGATGAACACTATGTTTTTTCATTGTATCTTTTTGTCTTTTAGTCAACTCAGCCATATTATTACCATTACTGTTAATAGATATTTAATCAATTCACATCACTTTCTATCAGCTGCCATAATATTATCCCATATAGGATCTAGATATGGCAGATTACCTGTAGGTGTAATAAATCTAAGACTTCTTAGAGTGCTGTCATCAGCTTCTCCAGTAAGAATATCTGTAGCAACACCACCAGCAGTTATTGTATTAGAAGCTGCTGGGCCAAATATTGCACCCATTTTAGCTCCAAATGGTAGGTAAGATTCTTTCTTACCCATTAATGGTCTAAGACCTAGTTTATAATCTGAAAGTTTTTCTATAGAATTATTGATATCTGTGAAGAAACCTAGAACCCCACTTCTATCAATGGCATCTGCAAGTAATTCAGAATAAGATTGCTCTTTATCTATACCATATTGTTTCTTTTTAAATTCATTTACTAATGATGCCATACCAACTAAAAGTATTGCACCTTGCCAAAAAGCAGCATCTTTTTCTTGCAGACCAGATGTAAGAAGTCTAACAGTAGCTCCTTGACCATAACCTTTAAACTGAGTAATAAGTGATCCCATTTCAGTAGATGTCCATAATGCACGATCACCAGCACCTGGGGTAATAATTGTCCTTTCTACAGATTGATTCAATGCATTTCTAAACTTTCTTGCTAACAACTGATCTTCCCAAAGGGCAGTATTTGGCAACCATTCACCATCTACTCTTTGTCCATGCTGTCTAATAAGTTGTTGCATTCTAAATGCTTCATTCCCATCAATACCATTCGCTAATAGTTTTTGTCGGTCTTTGGCATTAAGTCTTTGAAAATCCTTCATAATTGCTTCTGTCATTCTTAACGTAATGACATTACTTGCAAATTCTTTCATTGCCTGATTCCAATAGTTTAACCCATTGATAAGAAAGAATATTCCTGTAGATGTATTCAATGCTCTTTCCATTGCATATCTACTTCCAAAAAGATCACCTACGTCAGAAAATGCACTTGCTCTAAGACCTAAAGCAGCATCAACAGCAATGCCAGCTTGCCTCGCCTCTTTGGTTAACATCTTTTTAATTGTAGACCTTTGGCTTTTGAACATATGTCTATAGCCATGCTCATAAACATTTTTCAAACCCTCTGTCATTATCGGTCTAATTACATCAGGTATCGATGATATAGCAGCTCCACCCATACCAACAAGCACATTAAATGATTTCATTTGTCTTACAAAACGACTTGCCATATTGTGTGGATCTTTTGATGCACCGAATGTGCCTCTAACTCTATCTCTTAGACCTCTTATATCTCTAAGATCATCAGCAAGACCTTGTTTTAACTTTTGTTTTTCTGCGACAGAAGTAGCTTGTCTTATCAAACCTTCATATTCTTGAGTTACTTCATCAAGAATTTTTGACATAGATATATCACCAAACTTTCTTGTTAGCTCAATATCTGTACCCATTGTTTTTGTATGATGCCTAATAAGAACCTCTATGTCATTTTCTAAGAAATCTTCTATAAGTTTATCAGGTATTTCAAATGTTCTAGCTTTTGTGCCACTTGCTTGTGTAATCCAATCTATTTGTGATGTTCCTTCATCTAAATTATAGAATGGTTTACTCTTAGTATAATTCAGAATAATGTTGTCAGCATATTCATCAGCACTTTGTCTTGTCATATTTGCAAAATGATTAATTGCCCAATTGCTAACAATAGTTTTGAATTGCTCAGCATTCTTTTCTATTTTATCTATTCTTGGCACTCTTGGAACATATCCTAATGCAGTATTAGTCAAAATGCCTTCTGATCTTATTTTTTTTAGAAGATTCTTTGCTTGCACTAATTCTTCAGGACTAGCTTTACCATCAGCTATTTTAGCTTCTAACCCTTTAATTTTCTTAGCTAAATCTAATTCAAATAACTTTACATCTTCAGCATTCTTTTTAATCATGTCTAA